TTCGGCAGCATCATCAGGTTGCCGCGATAGCCGGGGTCGGATCGCGTCAGCGCCGGATTGTCGGCCAGCCGGGCAGCGACGAAGGTCAGACTTTTGATGTCTTCCTTGTCATAGCCGGTGGCGTTCATCGCCTCGCGTTTATTGTCGAACCACACAAGCTGATCATCAGCGCCGCGCACGAAATAGCGCACCACGCCGGAACGCTCCTGGATCGGATAGCCGGTCTGCTGATCCACCCACCACTCGATCAGTTCCGCCACCCAGCTTCCGGCGTCGGCGTTACAGGTCGCCCGTATATACGGACGTATCGTGGTCGGTGAGCGGTTGCGGGAGATCAGATAGAAGAACTGCTGCTTGGTGAAGGTGGTCAACTCGTCGAAACAGATGCAGCCGATCTGGCTGCCGTGCCAATCGTAAATCGTGTTCTCGTGTTCCAGATGCGCCAGCTTGACCATGCCGCCCGCTGGCCAGCGCCACTCCAGCCGATGGTTAATCGGATAGCCCTTGGCGTGGTAGTAGAGCTTCTCGGTCTCCGACCACAGCCCGCCAGGGCGGCGCAGATCGACCATCGTGCGGCGGAAGATCACCGTGTCGAAGCCGGGCACCTTCTGCGGATAGCGCACGCCCTCCAGCAACAGCGCGTAGGATTTGCCGGAACCGGCGGCACCGCCAAAGATCGCAATGTCGGCTTCTGAATTTAGAAACTTCTCCTGCGGACCCGGCTGCGGCTGGATGCGTTTCCTGACCGCTTCAGCCATCGTCGGTGCCGGTCTTCAGGTCGTCCGCATCGCCCTCGATCGTCGGCGGCTCGTCCTCGGGGCGGTCGCGGCCGTTCTCGGGCAGATAGAACTGGAACGTCTCCTCGGGGTTGTCCTCGGACGGATCATACTGATCCGGCGTGTAAGCGCCCTTCGGTTGCCACGCCTCGCCGCCGTGGCGGTCGAGCCAGTATTTCGCCGCGCCGATATTGCCGCCCAGCGCCTCGCGCACGATGACGAACCCGACGCGCCCGGTGATGTGGTCGCGGCCTTTGGCGATCTCGTGTTTGAAATGCTTGTTGAGCGTCGCGACGTTGATCTTGAGGATATCGGCCATGACCTGTCTGGCGGCGCCGTTGGCGGCGAACACCATGACCGCGTGGCGCTGGTCCTCGGACGGCACGAACTCGGGGATCGGTCCCTTGCTTTCGCCGCGTAGCAACCGGTGACCCGGCGTGTCGGGCACCGGCACCAAACCTTCATCCTGTTTAATTCGCGGCATCGGCCATTTCTTCCTCGGAGACCTCGATCATCGCCTCGCGGCCGGTGAACGCCTCCCAACGCTTGATCGTCACGTCGCAGTAGGCCGGGCTGATCTCGATCGCGGTGCAGCGCCTGCCGGTCATTTCGGCAGCGATGATCGTGGTGCCTGACCCGCAGAACGGATCGATGATCAGATGGTTCGGTCGCACCCATTGGGTGATGATATGCGCCACCTGATCGGCGGGACGCGGGCAGGGATGCTGACGCTGGATATTGTCGGGCTTGGCGACCTGGGACGCGGTATCGGCCACATGCCAGTCGCGGTTATCGGTGCGCGCGGTCCACGGTTCGGCGCCGGGCTTCCACCACACCAGGATCGCGTCGTAGCCGTAATACATCGGCCCCTTCGCCATCAGCACGAAATTGCGCGCGCCGCAGAACAGCCGCCAGTCGCGCGGGAACCACGCAGCGAAATTGCGGATGTTACGCGGCGACTGCCAGAGGAACACGGGCGCGCCGTCAGGGCACAGCGCCTCGGCCTGTTCCACGATCCGCCAAATCCAGGCGCCATAGCCGCCGTCATAGGATTCCGGCGCGTCGTTGTGCTGATCGTAGCGAAAGCCGATGCCATAGGGCGGATCGGTCACCACGGCATCGCCGCCAGCGAGCCTGGGAAGCACGTCCAGGCAGTCGCCGCAGTAGAGGGTATGATCGCCCAGCCGCCACACGTCACCGGGCTGGGAACGCGGCACAGGCGGCGGCGCGGGGATGTCGTCGGGATCGGTCAGCCCGGCGGTCGGCTTGCCCATCAGGTTGCCCAGTTCCAGGTCGGAAAACCCGGTGAGCGACAGATCGAAGCCGGATAACTTGAGGTCGGTCAGTTCGGTCTGGAGTGTCATTTCGTCCCAGCCCGCGCTTAGGGCGAGCCGGTTGTCAGCCAGCCGGTAGGCGGCGATCTGCGCCTCACTCCAGCCCTTGGCGATCATCACCGGCACCGATGTCAGCTTCAGCTTGCGCGCCGCCAGCACGCGCCCGTGGCCCGCGATCAGGGTGCCCGCCTCGTCCACCAACACCGGCATCGAGAAGCCGAAGGTCGCGATCGAGTTGGCGATCTGCTCGATCTGGGCGAGCGAATGAGTGCGTGCGTTCCGCGCATACGGCATCAGCGTGTCGAGGTCGCGGCGCTCCACGCGGTCGGCTGGCCAGTCGGGCATGACGCCTCCCGAAAAAATAAATCGATTACCCCAAAGTTTTTTCTTGACTGCCGTCACGTAACGGCTCATAAAGGCGCTGCACACGAAACCTGACCTGGAGAAAACCGATGTATGACCTCGCCTACGAAAACGCCGCTCCCGGAACCTGCGGCAAGTGCAAGGGCACTGGCCAGTATAGCTGGGGCGCGATGATCAACGGCAAAATGCAGCATGGCGGCACCTGCTACTCCTGCCGGGGCACCGGCAAGCAGACCTCCAAGCAGATCGTCTGCAACCGCGTTTACAACCAATACAAGATCAGAACCTGGGGCATTTAGCCCCAGGCTTTTCTTTCCTTCACCTGAAACCGGAGTTTCCGAAAAATGACTAAGCTTACCAACATCGAGGCCCAGGCACTGCGCGGCATCCTGGCCAGCGACTACATGGACGGCGACACGGGCGAGAACGCCATCGATCGTCCGGTGTGGACGTGGTCCGCGAATCCGTTCCCCAAGAAAGTGACGTTCAGCGGCGCGGTGTCGTCGCTGGTGCAGAAAGGATTCGTCTGGGTGCAGGACATGGGCACCAGGGACGCGGTGATCGCCATCACCCGCGAGGGCATGGACGCCCTCGTCGCCAAGGTGGAGGACTGATGACCCCCTTTGATCCCAACGCTGCCAGGGCTGCGAAAGCGGCTCTGGCGGAACGCCTGACGGCGATCGGCGCAAGCTATGTGCCGGAAGGCTGGACGGTGGAATATCGCAAGAGCCTGTCGGGGATTTGCTACACCAAGCGCAAGCACATCGTGGCGCCGCGTCCGATCACCCGTAAATCGCTCTACATTTTCCTGCACGAGTGTGCCCACGCCAACCTGCACGTCGATAGCAAGCAAAAGCGCCACGCCGAAGAACACGAGGCGGAGCAATGGGCGCACGACACGATGCGCAAGCACGGTATCGCGGTGCCACGCGTGATGACCAAGCGAGCAAAGCGCCACGTCGCCCGCAAGATCGTGCAGGCGAAGAAAGCAGGCGCGAAGACGATCGATCCCGCCGCCGCCAAATTCGCGCGGAAAAAATAAATCGCCAGCCTGAAAGTTTTTTCTTGACGTTACGTGACGGGTGGCTTAAATGTCTGTCTGCACACGGAGACCCCGACATGACCGACATCGCCACCCTTCGCGCCGCCTTCGCCAAGATCACCAAGATGGACCCGTCTGGCCCGGCTTACCGGCGCCTGACGGCGATCCTGGATCGCGCCGACAACGACGCGCTCAAGGCGGTCCACGCCGCGAAAATTCCCTTCGCCTCCTCGCTCGCGCTGAACCGGATGATCCGGCGCGGCATCGTCTGAAACCTGAAACCTGGAGTAACGCACATGATCTTCGTTTATCACCTGACTGACGCCGCTTCCCGCGCGATGATCGACGCGGTCTATGACCGCACCATCGTCCGTCAGGCGGCAGGCTTACTGGAGGAGGGCACCGGCTACACCCTGGTGGCGACCGTCGAAGGCGACGACATGGATCACGCCTATCAGGTCACCAATAACATCGACTCGTCCTGGTCGCTGTCGCCAGCGCCCGGCGTCACCGTGCTGGGCACGCTGCCGGTGCATGACGGCAAGACCTACGGCTATCGCTCCTCGTCGGTGGGTGACGTGCTTCAGGTGGACGGGCCTGCCTTCGTGATCGCCCCGGTCGGTTTCCTGCCCCTGCCAGTGGCGGGCTGACCGATGATCACTTTCCATCGGCATAGCCGCAAGCTGACTGCCGTCCGACAGGACGGCAGTTTCCTCGCCTGGATCAACCAAATGCGCTGGAAGCCGCACATGCGGCCCAGTTACCTGTTCTGGGACGCGCAGATCGGCGGGCTGCACATCACCGCACCGACCATGAAGCGGATGAAGGAAAAGATCGTGGCGCACTTCCCGGAGGGGGTGCCGCCATGAAGCGCCGCGACCGCGACCGCGAGGATGGCGAGAAACGCCGCCCGACGCTGGCGGATCGCTTCATCCACCACAAGTTCGCCGCCTGGGAACGCGCGGTGCATCCCAAGGCGATCGGCCAGCTACAGGCGAGCGCGCGCAACGCGCATCGCTTCGTGCTGACGGAGGCGGCGGCGCTGCGCTGCGCGGAGGTGATCTCGTCGATCCCTGATCTGCTGCTGCGCGAGCAGCAGTTCGCTCGCGCGCCGTATGATCTGACCTGGATCGAGTTCCCGTCGCATGTGATCTGGACATACATGCGCGATCAGAACCCGATCGCTTACGAGGGCATCGGCAAATGGGGCGATCCCGGTTCGTCGGACCACACGCTGGCGTATCTGATCGACCACGAACGGGTCAACATCATCGTCGGCGGCACGGTCGATCAGCCGAACACCGATCCGCATATTATGCCGATCCAATATCGCCTGCACACCGAGTGGCCCGACGCCGAGCAAGCCGAGTTCCGCCGCCTGTGCGGCATGGGCGCTGACTGGCACTCGGACGCGTTTCTGTGGGGCAGCACCTATGACAAGCTGAACGCCGGGGAGCGGCACGCGCTGGCCACCCGCCACGCGGTCGGCTTCCTGCCGTTCAATCCGCTGCACCGGCTGTATGACCGCTACAGCAGCGACGGCGAATGGTGCGA